TCATCTACCTGTCCAAGAAGAAGGACAAGGTGGACAACGAGGTGGTGGGCAACATCATTCACTGCAAGACCTACAAGAGCCGCCTGACAAAGCAGGACAAGATGGTGGATGTCCAGTTGAACTTTGAGACAGGACTAAACAAGTATTACGGACTGCTTGACATTGCCCTGAAGCAAGGTTGTTCCACGCAACACAGTATAACTGCTGGTGGTTCCTGTAACCAGGTTACCAAAGAATGTGGCACTATTGGTCACACCGTTATGCACCACATTGCCGTTAAAGTTTGTGGTTGTGCCAGTGGCACCCAGTGTTACGTTGGGTGACATATTGACATTACCACCAGTAAAGTTAATAAAGTCATCCACATTCTCCGGTGTGCTAAAAATTTTTGCAGGCAAAGTTGAGGCTTGCGTAGCCATTTCGCCACGAATTGCTTGGCTAGGCGCGGTCAAAGCCTGACCAACCTCAGTTGCAAACTGATTGATTGGCTGACTTAATTCCTCATAATCAGCACGGTACTTGTCAAACTTCTTGCCAGTAAACTCTGACATGATGCGCTCAACAAAACCTTTTAGCTCTTTGGCATCTTGCTGACCAATGGCATCAAACCCCGTTTCTGGCAGACCAGAAGCGCGATCACCTAAACGGCGACGTAATTGCTCAAGGCGCTCAAAACCAACCTTGGCCTTGCTTGTTTGACCCGTCAGCGAATCGTAAGTAATGCCAAGGGCTTCCCGGCGAACTTCATCAAGTTGCCCTTTGCTTGCGCCTGTAATTCTTTCCCTGCCTGTTACTGGGTCACGATAGAAAGCGCCCTCAACGGTCTTGCCAGTAACAGGGTCTTTTGAAGTGCCTAAAGCAACTTCCATGTTCTTGTAGGCGTTTGTATTTTCGATGCCTTGACCCGCAAGCTCCTTGTCGCGTGCTTCGGTAAGCATGGCTTTTTTGTTAGTATCTGTTGCCGCTTCTCTAGCATTACGCAAGGCTTCTAACCTATTTTCAGCCAGCTTACGGGCATCAGCACCAATAGCTTCCATAGTGCGAGGCTGACTAATCTCTGCCAAACGACGCTCAGTGCCAGCAACTAAGCTACCTGCCAGTTGCTCACCACGACGCCGACCTTCAACCGACTCGATATTTAGCAGCCTTGCAACTTCTGCCGCATCAATTGGCTCATTCATTGGTTTGCCGCGCAGTCGTTCTTGCGCAGCACGCACCATTGCAGTCTTAGATTCAACGGTTTGAGGCAGTGCAGCCACCTGTTGTGGTGTCATCGCTCTGACCACGCGCTCTGCGGCACGTTCAACGCCACCGGGAAGCATTGGGCGTAAGCCACGACCAGCAACACCTAGTGAACGCGCAAGACCTTCAGTGCCAACACCAGCCGCAGTCTCAACGCCAAAGCGAGTAAGTGGGCTAGTATCTTCAGGTAGCAGATTGCTTGCTGTTTGTGCGGCAGCGCCACCTAAACCAGTCAAAGCACCTGTCTTCACTAATTCTCTACCAGTCTTAGGAATAAAGATGTCAGCAGCACGGGCTGCATAAGGCGCAAGTCTTGGATAAGCACGCAGTCCAAGTTGAGCTAAACGTGCGCCACCACCTAAGATCGGCACAGCAGCCATAGCTTCTAAGCCAGTCTCAAATGGCGATTTGGTAACAACACGCTTTTCAGTCGGTAAGTTGGCAGCAGCGCGTAGCGTTTCCTCGCTTTGACCGGGAATCTGCCCTGCCAGACTATCGCCTTGATCGGCGAGTAAGTTTCTGCCGCTAGACGGTTCTGGAGCCAGTAAGTTTTTGCCAGCCATTATTCACCCTCAATGGTAAACCCACGTTTGCGTAGCTCTGCCTTGGCTTGTGCTTCAGTCATCCGATTTGCCCTTGCTGTTTCAGCAACGTCAGCTTTAGTTGCTATCCTTGGTGCCGCTGGCACTCCACCAGCGCTACTTAAAGAAGTCACAAGCTCTTCAGGTGTTTGTGCTTTTAGCGCACCTAATGCTTCAGCTTGTTTTTTCTTAATTGCTCGGTCTAAAACGCCGCGCTGCCGTTCAAAATACAGCACGGCAGTAGCTTTATCGGTAGCTGGAGTAATCGTAAAGCGCTCAAAGTCTGCCTGTTCGTTTTTAGTAAGCGTAGCGCCATACAACTGATTTCTAACTTTGGAAATGTATTCCCAATAAGATTTCCACCAATCAACTGTTTGAGCATCTATTGGTTTATTAGAAACTTTGTTTGCAATATCTGCAAAACTGCCACCGCGCTCAACAGCTTGAAGCATCAACGAGCCGGAATCTGCAAAGTTAGATATTCCAAAATACTTATCATTTTTTGTTGAATTGATATTGTTAAGGTTACTAACAGCATCACCAGCCTCTTTCAGTTGCTTACGCAAATCCGATGGCAAATCACTAATCTTGACCTTTTTCTCGCCACCACCGCCACCCATAGCTTTGAGTTCTTTTTTACCAGCCAGAATAGCCTGCTGCTTTGCTAGTTCAGCATCAGCTTGATCGGAAGCGGCAATAGCTTTTGTAAATAGCTCATAGGCTTTCTGATAGTTTCCTTTGCGTAGCTGCGCAGCAATCAGGCCATTGCCAGTCTGACTTTCAATCAGCTTAGCTTCCACCATTGCTGCATTACGATCTTTGGAAAGCAGATTCAACATACGATCAAAGCGATCCTTGAGCATATTGTTATGCTCCTTACGCGCCCTGTCTGCCTCATCAAACTTCAGCTTGGCAGCATTGAATCTTTCACCCTGCACACGGTCTTCAGCGTCCTGCATTTCGCGAATAGCAACCAACTGTGCGCGTGCAGAGGCACCACCTAGTCCTCCGACAATGAGGGAAGATAGAAGACGCATACCTGCGTTTTTCGCATAGTCCGATGCCTTAATCTGCGGCGCTTCAAACTGCGAATAAGGTTGAAGGCCAGCTTCCAGCGTCGCTGTTTCTGCTCTGGACTTAGTTGCCAAGTCGCGCTCTGCTGCCGCTTCTTTCTGTCGTTGACCTTGTTCAATGCCAAACTGTGCTTTAGCCGCTTCTTCTTCAGCCCTAGCGCCAGCCTCAAAGGTTTCGCCTAACTTGCCACGCGCAAAGTCTGCACGCCCTTTCATTGTGGGCTGCGCACTCAAACCCTTAACTAAGGAGGGTGCTGTACCTAATGCGTCACTCAATGTATCAACTGCCATGATTACCTCCCGGTAGCGGCTGGTACAGGCGCTTGAGTACGCTGTGCCTGCTGTACTTCACGGCCTAGAATGCCAGCAAACAACTGTGCCAACTGTTGATCACGCTGCAATTCCATCTCTAGTGCGCGACGGTCATACTGATCTGCAATGTTGGCAAGGCGTAAGGCTTCGGTAAAGCTCTCTTGACGGGCTAGGCTACGCGCACGACGCTGCTGTGCTGCCAGAATACCTGCGGCTGCACTGCCTGTTGGCGTACCACGCGCACCAAGTTGTTCACGCGCACGGGCTTGTTGAATCTCTAACTCTTGCTGTTGCTCTGGTGTTAAGCCTTCACCAGTCGCACGGCCCATTGCTTCGGCCTGTGCCTGACGGAAAGGTTGCGCAGCAGCGCGAGTAGCTTCAATGTCACGACGCATTGCCTGATTAGCCTGATTGAACATCAAGGCTTGCGCCAAAATGCTGGCACCCGCAGTACCAGCGCGTGTCAGATTCGGGTAACGATCCAGTATGTCTTGCAGTTCTTGCAATCCCTTTTCAGCACGCGCTGCTAAACCCGGTTCTCTAGGTGTAGCAGCTATGTCTTCCAAAGGTCTAAACTCAGGAGCGCGACCAAAATCTAAGCCTTCGTACTGTGGCAAACGCTGTGTTTGGAAATCAGTTGGAAAAGTTTGACGCTCTGGCATACGAGCAAAATCAACACTCTCATACTGAGGCAAACGTGGCTCTTGCTGATAGCTTCTGGTTAGTCCAGCGGTATAGTCCACATCTGGATTAAGACGTTGTTGCCTAACATCTGAACTTACAACTTGATCAGGACGAGTTAAAGGAATCTCTGGCTCGTCAGGACGAAAGCTAAATGGGCTGGTTGGAGTTATGTCAATCTCTGGCTGATCCACACGAAAAGTTTTTGCTTCCGGCTCAAAATCATAGTAGGTATCTAAACGACGAGCAAACTCAGGCAGGCCAGTCATGGGGTTGATGGTGCCGCTACCACCAGCTTCCATCAGCATATCGGCTTCTTCTGGCGTAATGTGAGCAAGCATGGTGTCACCACGACGCCCCATGCGACGTAGCATTTCAGCCATTGCTTTAGCGTCACCCATGCCACGACTGCCAACCATCATCTCAAGTATTTTCATATTAGCCACCTAGTGCCTTTCTTAAACGCAAGGAACGGGTGTTCCATACGCTTTGCTGTGCGTCTTCCTCACCACCAAAGATCGGTTCTTTCTCACCCACGATTGCTGCTGTTGGGCTAGTGCCTACGACGCGAGAACTGATTGAACTTGGCGCTGCTCTTCTAATGCTGCCTCTTGCTGGTCTGACATCCATTGGTCTGAAATCAGGTTCAACAGCTTCAGGTTCAGTCAATGGAAACTCTTGATTCAGATACTCAATCAACTCTTCGTCAGTGAACTTGGTAAAGTCGATTGGCTCTTCAATCAACTCATCTTCCACTTCAACCTCTGGCAGACGTTCTCTTTCCTCACCAGCCGCAGCAGTTTCAAGCAACTCAGCACCAGTCATTTCTTCTGGTGTTCTACCACCGCCACCTTCACCAGCGCCAGCGCCTTCACCAGCACCCATGCCACCAGTTGCGGTAGTTGTAACACCGCCTGCGGTGCCAGCAGCTTTAGCTTTACCGGATGGCAACGAACTGGGGATAGTGCGACCAGTGCGCACATCAGCGCCGTCTATTTCGCCTTTGCCAGTAACAATAACTGTCGGCAATACGCCGTCTTTGGCATATTGACCAGTTTTTGTTATGGTTAAATCACCAATTTGCTCTGGTTCGGTTGAGGCAAAGCCTGCTTCTCTATTTTGCGCCAACGCCTCACCAAGTTGTGTGCCAACACCGGGGCTGCGAGGCTCAGAGAAAGCAGCAATAATCTGCTTCGTTCTCTCAGTTTGTGGTCTATTCTTTAACTCTTCTAGCGCCAGATTACCTTCTCTGGACAATGCGCCTAATGCCGAACTTGCAAGTTCTTGTCTAAAGTCACCACCAGCAGCAGTTCGACCGGCAGCTTCACCAATATCAGCAGCAATGTCACCAGTAAAACTTTTTGGTTGTTGGCCTAATTCAACTGCACCAGAGCGTGCCAAGGATGCGCCAGCAGAGCCAGCAGCACCCATCAATGCGGCTTCACCTACATCTTGACCAGTAACGACAGCGCCAGCAGCAGAGCCTACTGCGCCACCAGCAGCATTGGCTAAAGCAGTTTGCGCTGTATTGCCAGCAGCGCCAATCGCTTCTCCAACACCCTTTGCTACAGGAATGCCAACGCCTTGACCGACAAAGCTACCTAACGCAGATTTACCAATATCCTCTAAATCACCGCCTTGTGAGGCAGTAATTAACGCTGAAGTAATTGGTTGTACCGCAATAGTTGGCACACCTAAAGTTGGTAAAAGCTGTGGTGCAGCAATAGCAATAATTGCTACTTCAGGGTTTTCAACAACGTAGTCAACAACGTCAACGACTACTTCAACAACGTCTTCAACAATATCGCCAACAGCTTCTATGATGTTTCCGACGCCTTTAATGACATCTCCGACAATTGGAACGGCACTCATTGCGCACCCCCTCTTGCTGGCCCCGTTTTAATCATCCCAACAAACTGACCATCATCGGTTTCGCGCAGGTTGTATCCCATCTCAGGATTAGGCGGGTTTTTCATAATCGTGCGGAAAATGCGAATGATGGTAGGGTCACGAAAGGTCGTTGCCATCGTGTCAAAGCCCATTTTGTAACAGGCACGCATGAATTCTTCGCAGTTTTTGATAAAGTTGCCAGCGGCATCTGCATTCAAAGCGCGGAACCAACCAACGCGAGGCGCTGCTTTATGAACAATGAAAAGCGTATTTCCCTGACGGATAAACAAGCAATCATCCATCTTTAGCTCTTCGTTGATCATGGCAATGGCCTGACCACGACTAACGCCTGCATCCGTATTCATTGCGGCAATTCCCACAATATCTTCTGGACTTAGCTCCTGTTCTCGGCTGTCCACCATTTGAACCATAATCACCTCACCGGAGTAGCGGTTACAACACCATAAACAGGATTGTCAAGCAAAACTAGCGTTAGAAGCAAGCCAAAATAACACTTTATATGGCCTATTTTTGGCCTAAAACTATTGCAAATCTGTTATCAAATAACTTATGTCACGCCTAGCGATCTGGCGATCTGCTCATGGATTAACAGGTGACTATTTACCCAATCGTAAAAGTCATCCTCTTGGTTGAAATCCAAGTCAAGCAGGTTAAAGGGATCGTTCAGGTTAAGAATAGTGGCGTAGGACTGGTGTTCTTGTTGATGTATTAACAGCCAGTCATCAAGGTCTTGCGGGTCGGCATCAATGATGGGGTAGCGTGGCACATAAAAGCCAGCGTCAGTCAGTCTTTCCCAAAAGACTTGATGTTGAATGCCGTTTTCAAACAGGAAATCGCGGAGGCTGTCCGGCTCCCCGAAGATCGGGGTAGCCAGCGCATCCATGTTCAGGCTCATACCTGCTTATCTCATAACGTCTGACTTAGACACTTTATCGTCCAAGCGGTCAAAGATTTTGCCAAGCATTCCTTTAATCTCATGGATGTCTGCCCGGTAATCATCCCGGTTGACATACATTATCGGCATCTCCGCTATTCTGTCCTCGATCCTCACGATTGAGCGCGAGATACTGTTCAGTATCCACCCAAAAGCGGTTCCTGCGGCTGCAAAAAGAATGTTGATGAGGAATTGCGGTTCCACTTTCAGACTCCGTAATAAGGGATTTTCTTGGCGCTTCCGTTGACATAGACCGTTATGTAACCTTCTGGTGCCAGCGGCAAACTAGGATCAGGCATTGCCGCCGTGTTGCTGGTTGCTAAATTAGCATTGAGGTTGGATGTTACCGTAACATTCGATAACGTGGCATTGCCACTCGTAATCGTCGTATTAGAAAGTGTCAGGTTTCCGACACTGGTTGCCGTACCGCCCAAGGTCAACGTCGTGCTACCTAGCGTTGTAGAACTGTTGGCTAGGTAGTTGTTCGGGAAAGGCGTTACAACACTGGTAATGTTAGCGTTGGCGTAAGTGCCACCATCCAGCGTGACACTGCTGACATTGCCACCTGTAATTGCCACATTGTTGGCATCTTGCGTGGACATCGTGCCAAGGCCAGACACCGCTGAGTTCGCAATGGCTATGGCTACGTTAGCTGCGCTGGTAATCCTACCTTGAGCGTCAACGGTCACTTGAGATACTTGGCTGGCAGTACCGTAAGTGCCGGGAGTTACTGCCGTATCAGCCAAAGTAATCGTGACATTGCCGACTAACTGTCCACCGCCAGTTAAACCCGTGCCTGCCAGCACATAAGCTGTATTCGGCGTAGCGCCCACATCAGGCGCGGTCAGTACCACTGCACCTGTCTGCCCGTTGACCGACAACACCGCATCAGTATTATCTATCTTTTGCCAGACAGCGCCGTTAAAGACCGCTATATCGTTGACTTGCCAATCCGTAATGCCATTCAGGTTAGTCGAACCCGCTTGGCTGACAACGTAGTAATCACCTTTGTCACCAACGCTGGAGGTCAACGTAGGACTGTTGGTCGCAGCGTTCCAAGTACCCTTGTAAACAAGAGCGCCGATGACATTGATGTAATTACTGACGGTCTTTAGCATTTTTAGCTTCCGTCACCGGGTGTGATGTAGATCACAGCATTGCTGGAGGCTGTTGCTGCTGTAAAGTAAGCATTCGGCAAGAAGGTAATGATCTCATCCGTACCTGCTAGTAAAGGCATTGCCTGACCGGAAGAAGTTACTACCGCAGCAGCAGAGTTAGCCGCAGCCGCAGTCGTTCCGACACCTAAGAAGGCAGTCACAGAGCCAGCATTCAGGATGCGATACTGGTTGCCACCAAGGGTTGTAGATACGGCCTGAACTGGCGTAGGTGCAGTTGTTCCAGCCGTAAACGTCACGGTATTACCGGACGGGGTAAAGGGTGCATTAACAGCCATTATGCGCTCCAAGGAAGCGGTGGCGTTACCACCTTCGGGTTAATCAAATCCTGAATCTGTCGCTCAACATTGGCTTCAGTTTCATCCTTGTCCACACCATTCGCCCACACCCAAGTCAACACTTCCTCTTGAGTTAAGTCTTCATAAGGTGTAAAGCTGCCACCGCCATAGGCAATACCGCAAGTGCCATAGACATTAGTGGAGTAATCACCATTGACACCCGTACACGACCAATGAACGGTAATAACAACATCTGCATTGCCTTGAGATAGTGGCAAGCAATCCATAGCGGTTACAGCCCAGTTAAATGTTGTACTCATTTTTTACCCTCCAATGCGGCGACTTTCGCCTGTAGTGTTTCAATCATTTGCTGTTGCTCTTGGATGGCTTTGGTCAGAATCGGAATAATGTTCTGGTACGCCACGCTGTAGTAACCCTCTGAGCCACCCTGCTGCACCACACCGTCAATGTACACCTCACCTTCAAGTGCAGTCAGTAACTCTTGGGCAATAAAACCTGTTTGAACGCTTTGGTCTTTAGTCCAACTTTCTTTGTATCGGTAGGTAACAGGGTTGAGCTTGTTGATTACATCCAAGCCAGAAGCAATCGGCGCGATGTCATCTTTAATTCTTGCGTCAGAGCCGTTGACGTAAGCACCAGCACCCCAAACACCTGTGCCGTTACATTGCAGGTTGTACGCGCCTTGGTCGGTTGTTCCTGCTATATAAACCTCCCCGCCGGAGGTGATGACAATACGAGTAGCGCCAGCAGTTGAGTCTCTTATTTGAAATTGGTCGCTTTCAGAACCGTTTACCCTTAACGTCCAATCTCTAGCATCATTGGAGATTTGGACAAAAGAAGTAGAATCTGCGCCAGTTGCCAATGTTCTAAAACTTACATCTGTATCGCTTGAAACTCTAACTTGTGTAGACCCAGAAGACGAACTGACATGAAGTTTGGTTGATGGCGAACTCGTACCAATCCCCACGTTGCCGTCATACTGGATACGCATTCTCTCCGCTGTGCCACCACCTGAAACGTGGTTAGTAGCAAAAATCATATCGGCATCTGGAGAGCCATCTGTTGATTGCGTTTGAATGTATGCCTTAACCCCAGCAGTATCAGCGTCCGCTGAATACCACTCAATACGACCCATAGGCTGACCTGCTGC